GTCCCGTAGTGCATTTCTGCACCCCCCAAGCCCTTCCCAGGGCTCATGGCCAAACGATTTAGCTCATTTGGGAGCTGGCTCTCACGAACCACATCCGCTGTAGAAGCGGACGAACTGGCACATCTAGCCGTTCAGGGTTTAATCTGAGACTAGCTCCACCTGATTTATCTCGAACAAACCGGGAAAAGGATTCCGATTGCCAAGTAGATACGATATCACATCGTAAATCAAGCGGTCCGGACCATTTCTCTTTACCTAAGTAATCACAAGATTTCCGAGGAACGCTTTTGGGCAACGAAAATTTCGTCGCTTGCGCTTCCCGTGATCCTGATTGAAAAATAGTCTTCGTGTGTGTGTAGATCGATATTTTCGAATACATTGATGCACCCCGAACGGTTTCACCGGTGTCGGTTATATCATTCCCATACGGGTCTGAACCTAGCTTAGCATATATAGCATAGCAGGGGTACATGTAATCACCTTTCAGCTTCTTTTTAAAAGAATTTGGCTTTAAAGTGTATGTATCAAAAACTCCACCATCCCATCCATCTCGCTTCATGGTCCGATTCTGACGTAAGCTATAGCCACCGATAAGGTGTCCATCGCCGTAGCCATCAGGTCCAAAAAGCGCAATGTCCTCACGGACAAAGCTTCGTACGACACTGGCAAGTTCAACTTCGCCAGCACGTAAGAAAAAGTTATGAAAAGTATAGAGAGTCGCTTCTGTTACCGTTTCTCTAAGGTAACATGGGCGAATATCGGTACCAAACAAATAGTCTGCACCACACGACTCACGGAATGGACCATCTGCATACGTCTTATCATGATTAACGATAAAACCTGCGTGTTCCAAAGTTTCCTTAAGTAATGTGTATCCTCCAGACGGCAAAATTATATCGTCGCCGAAGGTAGAGACTAAATGAGTATCTAGACCAAGATGCTGACAGGTCGCATACGCAATTGAATAGAAGATTAAACTTTCCAGTTCAAATGTGAATGCGTTACCCATGCTCGAGAACTTATTAAGCATATAGGTTTGATTCCGGTATGTAACCGATTCAGACCGACAAGCATCTAAAAGCACGGCCCAGTCGTATGGAAGTAAATCCCATACGATAGACTGGCTAACCGTATCCGAAGCAGACGAAAGATCGACTGTAGCTAAATTATTAGCAACAGAACCTTCATATGCCAGCCTTTGGTTACGAGTTTGGTCAGTAAGATCCAAACCCTCCTTTTTAAATCGGCTTTTCATATATGTGCCAATACCTTTTTGGATTAAACCATTAAGTACGGGCTCAACAACAATAGACCGATCTTCTTTAGAAGACTTTGGGACAAAAGCTAACTTTCCGGCGGCTAGCCTGATTTTCACCCGTCCTGTATCAGGATTGGAATGAAACTGACTTAAAACCGGCAACTCTGCTAAAAGTTGCGGTACCACCATGAGCAAACTTTTGCTACACTCCAATTTATTCGACAGCTTAACACGACTGTTAGCTTCGAATGACTTTGTAGAAGTTGTAGCACCTGGGCCGAATGTGAACACTAAAGAGTTCATAGACGGAACGGGCCCCAACATCGATACAATTTTCCGCTGTGCGTAGTGCAATACTGCGCAAACGTCAGGTTTTACCTGAGTACCAGAAGTGAGACGGTCGTTCGTTTTTGAACAATGCTCTTCGGAAGCTAGAAACTTTTTGAAGGCAACTTCCTCACGATCAACACCAAAATCCAGAAAATCTTGCTTTGAAACAAGAGCATGAATCTGGCGTGCGTAGAAGAAATCGTCAACCGAAAAACACCATGTGTAGTCAAATTCGAATTTGACAACATCATAGTATCGGCAATCCCTAATCATGTTGTACAATTGATTAGATAAAGGACCACCTAGGTCTCTGCATTTAAGTGCGAGCGCATGAACGAAATAAAGAGAATCGTCATGCGACCATTTTGTAATGAAACTCATAAGTATACCTATTTATAGTATACCACCGTTTTAAGTTACGGCGGAGGGGAGAAACCTAACCAGTTTATCTAGTTAGGAAGAACCAAGGCGTTGAACATTAAAGGTGCTGGCGCTGTTGAAGCGGTCCATGCACCACCTGCAGCGGTATTCGCGAGAACACCTGTTGCAGTTGTAGCAGATGCTCCTTGCAGAACACCTACCGCCATTTTAAGCGCGTTCATGCGATCCCCCTGGGTTGACCGACGATCAGCGAACATTGTAAAAATGCACGTTGTTACGTAAGCAACTTTTGGTGGGGCCACATAACCGGCCGAGGTTCCAGACGCTCCGAGTGTTTCCATTACGGGAACTTCGAGTTTAGCTGTAATCTTATAGCTTTGATTCTTAAGCTTAACCGTTTCAAACGTGAGGCGGGGCTGACCCTCAATTGGGGTATTAGCGTCCGCACCACGCCAAAACGGAATGGGCGTATCGGTTATAGGCTGTAAGATCCACTCTTTAGGTGTGGCAGCATCGTCTTTGACCAAAATGTTAGTCATGTTAGCCATAAAGGCCTCCTGTGTAATAAAGTATTATTATACCCGAAATACGGGATGTTGAATAAAAGCTGGGAATTACTTCCTTAACAGCTGATGGGCTAATGCAACAGCGTTAGCAATATGCTTACCGCTTGCTGCATCGGTGAACGACTTGAAAGATGGTGTGGCGAGGTTTATTGAACCAATTGTTCGACTAACCACGACTTTGTGATACTGAGCTGACGCTCCAAGGTAAAACTTGGACGTCCCAGCACCCACAGCTGTCCACTCCCTTACAATCATCGTCATCTGACGTCCTGTCAAGGACGGAATAACGGCAAGATTATCAAGGTACGACCCAACTGGCAAAAACCAGTCAAGTACGAATGAATACGGCATGATCTCCCACGCTATAGAAAGCGGGTGAGTGAGGCCTAGAGACCGCTGATTACTCAGCTGCTCAGTCATCTCATACCAGTAATGTTTCGTAATGGTGTACTCCCCTTGACCAGACCAATTGGTTGGTGAAGCGGACCCGTTATAGGATCGAGTTACGCTCTTCGACGTATGGACCGTGCTAATGCGTGGCCCGGAAGTTCGCTCTTTTAACATCTGAGCTGCTTCGTGAACATCTGAAAGCAACGGTAACCAACCGTATTGTAACTCAAGCCACCGGCCAGAGATATCATGAGAATTTAGTTCGCGCGTAGAATTTTGCGTGATCTTCTTTCCGAGGTTAATCTGCTGGTGGTTGTTGATACCCAGTCGGCGCGCCGCATCCGCGACGTTACCGTGCTTGATATCAAGTAGTGCCCGACCAATGTTGGCTACGTTGTCAACGATCATCTTGGTTGTCTTGTCTGCTTCTGCAGCAGCGACACCAATATTGAAATCGTGACCACGAATCTTAGACGTGAGCTTCGCTTGAAGCGCAACGTTGGCATAGCCAGGCAAGTCAGTTTCAGTGGTCCCACCTGCGGCCCCTACGTTAATATAGTAAGGTCCACCTGTAGGATAACTGCTATGAGAACTAGTGTGCGCATATTCCGTCATGGTATAATTATTCCATTTCGAGCGTTTGCGTCCACCAACAACATAGTACTTGCCATTCCCGCCATTCCAGGTTCTTGCGGAATAATTTCCGTAATTCTCTGATTTGGACCAAGTTCCACTAGTCATCGTGCACCTCTAAGGTGCTCGGCCGAATAGCCGTCTTGGTAAATAGGTCTTGTGTCCCTGAAAAGGGAACTTTGAGGAGACCCTAAATCCTCAGAAGAAGTCAGACTCACATGCCCAAAGGAGACATGATCATCGACGAAATCCCAGATGAATAAAAAGCCGCACACATAGCATACTATAAAAAGGATGCTCAAGGTGCGGGCTAATACATCCAGGTTCAAATCGTTTTTCATAAAATACTCCAATGAGTTGA